TCTGGAAATTATAGACATTTCAAACCCTGCCAACCCTTCGCACGCTGGTCGTTTGAATCATAGTGCCGGTGGCGCGGGACTGGATGGTGCAATAGGAGTATATTCACAAGATAATTATGCTTATCTTATGGCAAATCTAAGCGAAAATATAGAAATAGCTGATATTACAGATCCCACAAGCCCAAGTCATCACGCTCGCTTGAATCACGGCGGTGATGTAGCTCTTGATGGCGCGTGGAATGTTTTTGTTGTAGAAACTTCTACCGTTGCACCATCAAGAAGTGTTAATCATACATCATTTACTTTTCAAGGTATTGGATGTTATTAATACAAGATATTGATTATATTATTCTACATTTTGTGGTTGATAATAAATTATAAATTTCGTATAATTACAAATAATGAGTGAATGGTAGATTTGAATAATAACACGTAGCTTTAATGGGTAGGCTACGTGTTATTTGATATTGACTAAGATATTTTCGCAATGAGGGACAAACATATAAATTTATCAAAAATCCAAATAAGGCTTGACTTTTCTTCTCTTTCGCGGTATAATATATATAAAGAGAAAGGAAGAGAAAATGGAAAATATAATATACATAATAACCCTGATAATCAAGCTCGAAATTACCTTAATACAGCTTATAGATCTTGTTGAATATATTACTTATAATTCAATTGCTTTTGGCCTTTTTTTAGGTCAAATTATACACCTTATAAAAATGAACAATCTTCAAAATCAAATATATAAATTGGCAGAAGAAAAGCTTTTTGCATAAGGAGGATATTCGGATGACATTATTAGATAAACCAATCGACTATTATTGTGCGATATGCGGACGTTATGTCACAACTGATTTGTATGAAGAAGAAATTTCAATATATAAATATTGTACTTTTTGTGGAGAAGATACCGAAATTATCAATAACAAATAAAATCAACTATGATGATGGATGTTAAAACAACATTTTAAATTCTATGATATCACCAATTTCACACCGGAAGAGGTGGAAAAAACCGGGGCTGATTTGGGCGATATTCAGGTTGTTTTATTTATTAATCTACAACAATTTCGCACGAAGATCAATCGTCGAATTCATCTATTATACAATGGGTTAACTACTGGTATTCACAAATCCGAAGAACATTCACAAGGGCTGGCAGTTGATTTTTGCTTAAATAAACGTGATGGAACAATCAACACATCCACAATGGTTGAATTAGGATTATCATGTTTATTTGCTAAAATTGGAGCATATTATAATCAACAGACTCAGATGTATTCGTTTCATTTTGCTATACCAGAGGACTTTGTTTTCGAATTTTGGTGTGGCGTGAAACAATATACCAAAGATCCGTGGATATATTTCCCGATGATACAAGATCCAAAATATATAGATATATAGATATATAATTACAATAAAGGGAGGACATATGTGTGAAGAAAAATCTACTGAACTACAGTCGGTTCAGGGTACGGATATACAAAATGTAGATCAACTTGAACGATCAGTACAGCGGGCCGAGAACTATATAAAATTCCTCGACCGGATACGCAAATACTCAATCTCAATGACCAACATATATGATTGGGTAGACCAGCAAGGAGTACCATATCTGACAATATTCGGGTGCCAGAAATTGGCTATTGGTTTTGGCATTACAATTGAGGATGTACAGGGCCGACAGGAAACCATGTCTGATTCTATCGGAGACATTATTGAATATGTGTATGAAGGTTTTGGTAGTTGGAATAACAAAACTTTACACGCTATTGGTTCATGTAATAGTAGAGACAAATTTTTTGCTCGCCGTAAGAATCAAGAGAATGGACAGGAATATTTTTTACCCCTTAGTGAAATATCTATTCCCAATCTGCGCAAAAAAGCACATACCAATTTCCTGAACCGGCTCATTAAAGGACTGCTTGGACTCAATTTTACATGGGAAGAAATTGAAAAGTATTCTAATGGCAGAATAACCCAAAAGAATGTGCGTCAAATAACATATGATAAGGGGAAACACGGGGGCAAACCGGTGACGGATAAACCGGCAATTGTGAAATTACGATCTCAATTACGTAGTATGATTCTTGAATTACACAATAACAATAAAACAAACGCACGAAAATATTTACAAAAAATGACAACATTTACTACCAATGATGGCAAAGAAATAATGGGAAAAGAAACTGTTGATGAATTAAGTGAACAACAAATTTTAAGAGTTGTGTACCCAAAGGTAAAAAATGAATATGATGAATTTGTAAGAATTAAAAATCTAGCAGAAGGGAAGAGGAAAGATGAATATTGTTGAACAAATAATGAATCACAAGGCAAAAAGTATTGTTAGGTTTCCATGTTATACCGTAAGAGCTTCATCTATAGGATATTTCATGCCGGAACTAAACGGTTGTATTAGGCGCGGGGTATATGAAATTACAAATTGGGAAGATAAAGAATTACATGATCCGAAGGTACAATTAATTTTTGACGAAGGTAAAAATCAGGAAAAGCAAGTATTATCTGATATGGCCGAGGCTGGAATTGAAGTGATCGAACAACAAAGCCAGTTTACGTGGAAAGAATACAATATTAGCGGTCATATTGATGGCGTGATACTTGAAGATGGGGTTGCTATTCCAATTGAAATCAAAAGCATGCATCCCAATATTTATACTCAAGTTAATTCGTTTGAAGATTTGAAAAAGAAACCGTGGCTTCAATCTTATATGGCCCAGATTACCATTTATATGCTCATGAAGAATATTGATAAAGCTGTGTTTATTTTTAAAAACAAGTCAACCGGCGAATTAAAAACTGTTGATGTAAAATTGGACTATGCTCTTGGAGAGGCTTGTTTAAAGACTGCTGAAGAGATAAAAAATCACATTGAAAAGAACACAGTACCGAAGAAAACAAATGACCGAGAGGTATGCAAGAAATGTCCATTCAACCGGATTTGCCTTCCAAACCTGTCCTTTGGTGAACCATTGAAGCTCTCTGATGATCCTGTTTTTGAAAAAAAAATAGATGATTATCTTGAAAACAAAGGAATTGCTGAAAAAACTAAAAATCTTCTGGAACTTATCAGATCCGAAGCACAGTCAGAGGCAGGAAAATCCGGTCAGCTTAATATGATAATCGGGAAATATCATTTGAATGGGAAAAAAGATACACGGGGAACTTTCAGATTGAAAATAGAAAGGGTGTGAAAATGGATTTGGTAACAAACGAACTGGAACACACATTAATACCTACTTGAGGAGATAATATATCAATGTTAGCAACACAAACAAACACTATAGAAGCAATCGTTATTCATAAAAATGATTTAGGCTTTAGAAAAAGATTAAACATAGGTCATAACAAGACATGTAGTTGTAAGGGAAACCACCTAAATTGCATATCACCAAAAGAATGGTTAAAATCGCAAATAGGTATTTGGCAGTTCTCTTACGAATCACGTGATATAAGAGATAAATCAATCCACCCTGCCACTTTTCCAATTTCCTTATCAAAAAAAGTAATTGAACTGTTCACTCATGAAGGGGAATTAGTACTTGATCCATTTATTGGTAGCGGAACCACTTTAATAGCAGCGAATGATCTGAATAGGAATGCGGTTGGTTTTGATCTCCAGAAAGGATATATTGATTTATGTCGAGAACGGTTATCTACTCAAACAAATCTTTTCAACAAATGTAAACAAATTGCCATTCAAGATGATGCAATAAATATTAAGGAATATTTTCAAGAAAAAACTATAGGTCTAATCTGGACATCTCCACCTTATGCTAATTTATTAAATCGGATAAGAAAAAATAAATCGAGACGAAACAGAAAAAATGATCAACTTAATAAAGTGGAACAATACTCTCAAGATCCGAGTGATTTAGGAACTATGTCACTTGAAGAGTACACATCATCTATAGGGGATATATTTGAAACACTCCTTCCTCTTTTAAAACTAAAAGCCCACTGTGTTATAAATGTTCCGGATATGTGGTGGGAAAATAAGAGAATAACCATCCATGTTAATATTATCCAGGAGCTTCGTAAACGAGGGTATGAATTAAGAAATATTATAATTTGGGATAGAACAAATATTGTCAACCGAATTGGAATTTTTGGTTGGCCTAGCAATTATATTACGATGGGTGTTACATTCGAATACTTATTAGACTTTTTGAGACCTGAATATAAGCTAAAAAAAAGAAAGGAGGTTTTAACTGCTTACGAAAATCCAACAAAATCAAAAGAAATCGGTTAAAATCACTTGCTTTTTAACCCGAAATATAGTATATTATAGGAGTGAAAGATGAAAGTAATCAAAGTAACAAAAGAGTATTTCCAGACAGAGGATGAGAAGGTTTATTTCTTCGAGCCTTTGGAAAAAGAAATATCCGTTGAGGATATGCAGAAGATTATGGATTCAAACGAAAAATTAGTTAAGGAGTTGAAAGATGGGAAAAGTTTTAATCGCATGTGAAGAAAGTCAGGCAGTAACTATAGAGATGCGGAAATTAGGGCATGAGGCGTATTCATGCGATATTTTACCGTGTTCTGGTGGACACCCTGAATGGCATTTACAACAAGATGTAACAGATTTAATTAAACAACACTGGGATTTAATTATAGCGTTCCCTCCATGCACTTACTTAACGGTCACTGGAAATCGGTGGTTTAACATCGAACGATACGGCGATAAAGCAATTAAGCGACATCAATACCGAAAAGAAGCAATTAACTTTTTTATGATATTTGCAAATGCTGATTGTGAAAAAATAGCGATTGAAAACCCTGTTGGCATTATGTCGAGTAAGTGGAGAAAGCCTAATCAGATTATAAATCCTTATCAGTTTGGAGACGCTTTTGAGAAAAAGACATGTTTATGGATGAAAGGATTGCCACATTTGGAGCCGACTAATATCGTTCATCCGCCAAAGAGAAAAGAGTTCAAGAGTGGTAAAACAATGCCAAGTTGGTATGCTGATGCTTGGAGACTACCGAAAGATGAAAGGGCTAAGTTGAGAAGTAAGACCTTCTTAGGAATAGCAAAAGCTATGGCGGAACAGTGGGGAAGTTTACTTAAATGAAAATCTATAAAATCACAGAAGCAAGCGAATATCTTGGGGTGTCAATAAACACGCTGAAGACACTTGCCAATAATGAGAAGATAAAGTCTTTCAAGACTACTGGGAGTCATAGGCGTTTTCGTCAAGATGATTTAGACGCTTATATGGGTGTCGAGAAAGACAAACAAGAACGGCTAACTGTAATTTATGCCAGATGTTCTACCGCCAAACAGAAAGAAAATCTTGAACGGCAAAAAGATAGGTTGAGAAAGTTTGCAGAGAATAAGGGCTATAAGTTTATTCTGATTGATGAAATTGCCAGTGGAATAAACGAGAAGCGGAAAGGCTTACACAAGCTAATCAAATTGTGTTTTGAAGGCAAAGTCGAACGAATCCTGATTGAATACAAAGACAGGTTAGCTCGTTTTGGTTATGAATATCTTGACGCTATCTTTAAGAACCTTGAAATCACGGTTGAGGTTGTTGAAAAGAAAGAAAAGAAATACGAAGAAGAATTAGCAGAAGATATTATGAAAATTTTGACTTGTTATTCAGCAAGATTTTATGGTGCGAGAGGTGGAAGAAAGAAGAAAAAACAGGCAGAAAATGAGCCTGACGAATTTAATGGAATTTAAAAAGGAGGTAACACATGATTAGCCAAGAAATTTGATAGGGAAATTGGAGTAGTAAATAATTGCAAAGCAGTTCTCGGTGAATATCATAAAGAAATAGATAAATATCATTTTAAAATTGAGGTATATGTATGAAAATATTAAAAATAGAAATTATTAACTATAAAAAAATCAAGATATTTCAAAAGGAATTAAACGGCGATAATATGGCTGTTGCTGGAAATGTTGGAACGGGAAAAACTACTGCAATATCGGCATTGTGGGATATTATTGAAAAGGTCGGGGATTCTTTGACGCATGGTGAAAAAAACGGAAAAATAAGAATAACCCTTGGGAACGAAAGTAAGAAGGTGTTTGCTGAAAGAAAATTTACCGAAAAAACAAATCAGGTTATAATTTTAACCTCAGAAGGAAACAAAATTTCTGTTGCCGATTTTAAAAATTGGTATAACAAACTCGGTATAAATCCTCACAAAATATTAGGAATGAAACCACTTGAGCAAACAAAGGCTTTGTTAAATGCTGTTAAATTGCCTGATGGAATTGATTTAGACAAGCTTGATCAAAAACGTGTTGAATTAGAAACCAAAAGGAAAGAGGCGTTTCAAAAAACAAATATCTTGAAATCACAAATAGAGGAAAAACCAAAAGTTGTTGAGTATATTGATACAGAGGTGTTGTTGAAAGAATATGATCAAGCCAAAGAGCACAATTATCAAATTGAAACGAAAATTCAAGAAAAAGTACGATTAAAGGAATTGTACTCTTCAATAGAAAGCGAGATTAAAAACCTCCAAGAAACGATTGAAGCAAAAAAAATATCTCTAAATGAAGCTAAGCAAAACTATAAAAACGTTATTAAAGAAATTTCTAACAGTGTCAAAAAAGATACATGTGAAATTGAACTTAAAATTAAACAGGCTGAAGAAAATAATAATCTGGAGTATCAATACAATCAATGGCGAAAAAGAAAAAATGAATATGATTTTGCAAAACGCGAATACGACAATCTCGATATGGCCGTCAAGGAGATAGATGGTAAAAAGAAAAAAGCTGTATCGGAAGCAAAATGGCCACTAAAAAACATATCGGTTGAAAATGGACATATTGTATATGGTGGATGTTTATTGTCTAATTGTGGTACATCTAAACAACTATTAGTATGTGGTGCAATCGCAGCAAACGGGTTTAAAGAAAACGAATTAAAGGTTGTCCGGCTTGATGGGATTGAATCAATGTCAAAAGAAGATTTTGAAGTACTTGTAAAAATATTTAATGAAAAGGGAGTACAGGTGCTTTCTTCGAGAGTTTCGCGTGACAATATTGAAGAAAATGAAATTACTATTGAAGAAGGTGTGTTCACAGATAAAAGATGATATACAATATCTTGTGTTTATGATTTTTATATCTAGTTGTTGAAATTTATTAACTTTGTAATTATCTTTATATTATGCACCACAAAAAAAACAACAAAATAATAAATAAAACTCCATAGTTAAGTTGAAGACCTTTTTATACTTTGGCCGGAATCTCCTGTGGTGCATATTTCCGGCCATTTTAATTTGAGGGGATATTTTGATAAATCACCAAGAGCAAAATCGAGATTGTAGGGGAATATGGATTCCAATAGAAATTTGGGAAATTCACACACTTACTTGGCTGGAAAAACATTTATTAGCAGAAATAAATTCATTTTCGTTGAGGGATAATTGGTGCTACAAAAGTAATGAAACCTTTGCACATTTTTTTCAAACAAGTGACAGTGCGATCACCAAAGCAATAAAAAAACTGAAAGAAAATGGATATTTGGTATCTAAATTTGATGGAAGAAACAGATATTTGAAATCTACGTACAAATATCATATACCAAACCATATTTTGCAAATATATTTCTGAACGGATGTTTGTGTAACGATGAACAATCATAAATTTATCAAAATTAGACGAGGAATACATGAACATCTTGCCAAAGGGAAAATGACCGGAATGGAATTGGCGGTATATATCGCGTTACATTTACATTCTGATTATAAATGTGGTGTTGTGTGGAAAGTGTCAGCACCATTTTTATCTGTGTATCTAGGAATTCCAAAACGGAACATTCAACGACATTTAAGAAAATTAGAACACAATGGATATATAAAACGTTTTTTATACAGAAGACAAAAAACACCATATCCAATACTGATAAATAAATATGAAACCAAAGATGGCCGTATAACAGATACTCATAAAACAGCGTCAATCAATAACATACAATTTATGTCAGCAAAATGTCCACAAACATGCCTCCCAAATAGTCAATTTTCGTCTAAGAACTGTCGTACAGGTGGCGCAGATAATCACAGAAATAACAATGAGTTAAATGATAAAAATTCTAAGAACTGTCGTACAAGTGGCGTACAAGTGGCGCAGAAGTGGCGTACAAGTGGCGCACATGTGGCGCCAATATTAGATATAAATAAAAGTAATTTAGAAGGTAATAGAAATAAATATAAAAAAGAAAAAGAAATAAAAGAAAAAGAAAAAGCCAAAGAAGAAACATTGTCTCATCCTGCGGATTCGACCTCGCTAGAATTTTTTGAACACATTGATCACCAAGATCTATATAATGAACACTTAGAATTCGTCAAAAATTATTCTATTAACGCGCAACCAAAAAATGACATCAAAAAACCCAATGGAAGATCAAAAAACCAATGTGAGAAAGAAAAAGCTATCTTTAGCGAATTTCGAAAGCAATACCCTGGGAAGAAAAGAGGATTAGATATCGAATTCGAATATTTCAGAAAACAATGTAAGACTTGGAAAGAGACCGTACATATACTTTCTAATGTTATTGAAAAGCAAGTGCAAGATCGAGAATGGCGAAAAAAGAAAAATAAATTCGTGTCAGAGTGGAAACATCTCAAAACTTGGATACACAATCAATGTTGGACAGAGGAACCCGAAAAAAGAGAAACGGAATGGATTTAACCTTCTTAGGAGGATATTATGAAATTTGAAAAAAAACCTAAACATCTACAAAGAAGCAGGAGGCTACATAAGTTTAGGACAAAAAATAATGGTTTCCGCGAAGAATGGATAAATAGGAAAGAGGCAATAAAACTTCATTGTACGGAATGTATGGGTTGGGAAACAGACCCAAAATGTTGCACTTCTCCACTGTGCCCGCTCTATCCTTTCCGTGGTAAGACAAAATTATCTTTGTGGAATTGAACATGTTTAGTCATTTGCGCTCAGAATAGATCTAAATTTTAGACCACACAAATATACCTTTGATAGTTTTAGATCTATTCTGAGCGCAAATCAAGCTATAAGTTAACGTGTTTTAGGAGGTAAAAAAATGAAGGCATACGCGATCTATTATATCAATGGTGTTTGTAGGGAAAAACATCTTCTTAAAATATATAAAAAATGGTACATGGCTCATAATTTTTGTGAGGTATATAATTACTATAAAGATTATATTTGTGAGAAATATTTTTATGAAGAGATTGAGATCATTATATGAGTCAACTTATACCAGATCATGAATTTCTTAACATCATGTACAAGGTAGGCATACCATTCAAAGAGAAGGGCCAAGAAATACATTTTGAGTATTGCCCTTTTTGTGGGAAAAGACAAGGAGACAGACCATATGAATACTTCAAATTCAACCGCGAGAAACAACAATATATCTGCAATCATCAAAATTCTTGTGGGAAAAGGGGTTCTCTGTTCAGTTTCCAGATCGAGATGGGATTTATAAATCCAATAGAACGGCTGGTTAAAAAATCATATAAACGACCAAAAGAAGACAAATTAATAATCACCGATTCTGAGAAATTCTATCAATGGTATGAGCGTGAACGTGGCGTGAAGATTGAAGTATTAAAAAAATATAATGTCGGATATAAGAAACAGACCAATGGATGGACAATAGTATATCAAGTATATAATGTCAATAAGCAATTAATAAATAGAGAATACAAAGACACGACAAAAAAAACAAAAACATGGCAAGAAATTGGAGCGGAAATAAATTTTTATGGTTTGCAATTTTTGAATTTCGATGATAAAATAATTTACATAGTTGAGGGCAAAGACGACTTGCATATTATGATACAAATGGGATTTAAAAATGTTTTATCTGTGCCAAATGCTACAACATATACGCCGGAAATGGATCGGATTTGCAAGAAATTTGAAACAATGATATTATTATTCGACTGTGACAAAGCCGGACAACCTGGGGCATATAATTTTGCGAAAAAAGCAGGTATGCATAAATGTTATAATGTTCAGCTCCCATATAAAGACGCGAGAGAATGTTATCTTGAGGGCCTCCGGTATGATGATTTCATGAAATTGATTGGCAAAGCGGAACAATTTAAGCATCAATCTATCATAAGATTATCAGACATACGGGAACAATACCTTAAAGATTTACACACGAAAGATAAACTTGGTAGAATGACTCCATATATAGATTTCAACCGCTTGTTTGGTGGTATCCGTATGGGAGAAACAACATTAATAACTGGACATACAGGAACAGGGAAAAGCACATTTTCTCTTCAGCTAGCCTATTGGATGGAAGAAGTTGGATTGCCTACGATGATATTGTCTTTTGAAAATCAATTAAGCGAAACTATAGATCATTTGATTCAAATTCATAGTGGCATGATATTAAAAGAATTAGACGAAATATCAGGTGAGCGTATAATAAAAATATCAGACAAATATATTTATCAAATTTTAGACGAATTACAGGATAAAAATTTCTATCTATTAAATCGATCGACAGAAAACATGGGGTATTATACTCTCGAAAACATACAATCAATTTATGAATATTGTATTAAATTTTATAATGTTAAATTGTTCATATTTGATCATTTGCATTATTGTCTTAAATTGTCAGGCGAGAAAAACCCAATATTAAAACAAGAAGAAAGTATTAGACAAATAGTAACTTGGAATATACAGTATCAAACCCATACTATTCTTGTTGTTCATCCACGAAAAACCCATGACAAAGAAGGGCAATTAACAAAGCTCGGATTGAATAGCCCTCGTGGTAGTGGGTCTATACCACAAGAAACACATAATTTCATAGTAATAGAAAGGGCAAATGACGGTGAAGATGATTATCGTTCCAGAATCACATTGCACAAAGCTAGGGGTTATGGCGTACCCTATAACAACGAAATAGTTTTCAAACTAAAACCAAATAAATCAAAATTTTATATGTAAGGATGGACAAATATGATAAAGGGGAAAGTCATAAATAAAGATGAAGTTTTTCGATGCACTGGTTGCGAAAGACAGTTTAGAGTAAATGAAATATTAATAACTAACTATACAAATTTTAATTTGTGTGTTGGATGTATTATAAAAATTAATAAATTGCGTAAGCAATTGGCAAGAAAAAGATTAGAAGAAGGTTGTAATTATAAAGAATATACCGAAGACTTCCAAAATTAAAAAAAATATTATAAATAGTTAAAAATGTGTTATAATTAATATATGAGCATAAATTATAAATTAACACTTAAAGATCTCCAAATGCTATATAAGGAAACCCATGAGATATTTCAAACATACCCTGAACACCACAAAGAAAGATATAAAATTGTTGTATTTTTGAGAAAACTAAAGAGGAGGATAAATGATACACAAAAATGAAGATCAAGAGAATTGGATACCGTTCGTAGATAAAATTTCACGGGAAAACATTGAGGAATCAACGTCAAAACATTGGCTTGAAATTTTCGTGATACGTTTCCATCAGGCATATAATGAATCAAAGAAAAACAATTTGTATGAGGCAAAATATTATCTTGCATGTGCAATAGAGGCGTGGAATCGGGCGGTCAAACCATTGCAGGATAAATTACCGGAAATTGATAATTGATTATGGATAACAATCTAGATCGATTTCTTCTAAAACATCATATGGATAAATCGTATTCAATTGAGCAAACAGCGAAAATATTGAAGCATAATAGAGGGCAAACAAAAGCATTAAGTGATTTTATTTGTTCACATTTGAAATTTATCCATAAAATCGCACGTGATTATGGGAAAACCCTGTGTGGACATAGTATCGCAATTGAAGATCTTTTTCAAAACGGTATATTAGGGTTTATTGAAAAAATACAAAAAGGGGATTACAACCAAGATCGAAATGTAAAATTTTATTCCATGGCAGTATGGTGGATACGTCAGAATATACAAAAAACAATAGCTAATCAATGGGCCGTTAATTTGCAACCAACAAAATATAAAGACTATTGTTCAATATCAATGGATAATGATGAAAGTTATAAGCAATATGCGGATACTGGGAAAAAAGATAGCGAAAACGAATATCATGAATTATTTCAAGTAGCATTTTCTCGCCTCACAGAACAAGAAAAAGATATTGTTAATCATTTTTTTGGTGTTAATGGTTATCCAAAACAAGCCCTGAGAGAAATTGCATTAAGATATAATCGATCATCTGAATCGATTAGAAAATCCAAAAATATTGCAATACGAAAATTAAGAAAATTTTATAAAAATGAAGGACTTGAATTGTCTGATTTTATTGGAAAAGACGGCTTATTCTCTTAATTTTGGAAAGGACGGCTTAAAATGATAGAACATATGTTGGCTATAGTATTATTTTTGGTAATATTATTCATTTTGGGTGTATTTTATATGATAGGGTATGAATATTATCTTGATATCAAAAGGACACGTCGTGAAGGGTATGAATATTATCTTGATATCAAAAGGACACGTTGTGAAAAGAAAACACAAATATAATGCTCAAAAAATTGTAATTAATGGAAATACATTTGATTCTCAAAAGGAAGCAAAAAGATATCAAGAATTATTATTGCTTGAAAGGGCTGGAAAAATAGCCAATATACAAGTACATACTACATATGAAATTGTGCCAACAATATGGTACTGTAAACAATATCATTATTTTAGTTTTGGAAAAAAAGAATGCGAAGCGCCGGTATGTACACAAAGAAGATTAACATATACTGATGATTTTTCGTATGACAAAGTAGGTCACAGTAATCGAATAGTTGAAGATGTGAAAGGCTGTCGAAGCAAAAAAAACAAAGCGTATCAAACATTTCTAAAAAAGAAACGATTGATGAAAATTATATATGGAATTGACGTTCAAGAAATATAGGAGATATTTATGAAACGACGCAAAATTAACAATATAAGATTAACTATTATCGGAACAGTTTTAATATTATTGGCTATCGTTGAATTTATAAAATCAGACACAACAACATTGGACACAACAGAAACAAAAGATACAATTGCCCTGAATGATACGATATTCAACAATCTTGTCATTGGAGATTTTATTGGGAAATGGTGTCGTATTAATAATGACGGATGGATACAATTTGATATTGATGGCACATATTATCAGGGTGATAGTTCGCGCGTGATATCTGGAACATGGGAAATATTAGATAAGTCAATATTGATTTTCTGTAGAAACCTAAACGGAAATTGGTTTTATATTATTATTTATGATGCGGTTTGTCAAGATAATAAATTGAAATTACAGATATTGTTACGCACGAATATTATATATTATATATATCGTGAATTCGTGCGATGTAAATATAAAAGAATTCCAGAGCGGGAAATATAAATGGAAGATAAAAAACAACTCACAGATAGTCATGGATTGCCACGCAATGCAAATGGTACATTTCAAAAGGGTCATGCGTATAGTCAAAAGCATCCACATTTTTTGAAATCACTGTGGCGAAAAGAGCTGATACCATTGCTTGAAGCAAAAGAAATCAGGGAGAAAATGGTTATTGTGAAGCCCAATGGCGAAACGGAGATCAGAAATTTTGAATTCAAGACCGAAAATAGCGTAATAAGGTGTTTGTGTATAGCATTAATTGCAAAAGCTTTCGGCGGCGATGTGACAGCAATGAATGTATTAATGGATCGCACAGTGGGGAAAGCCCCACAACAAATAGACATGAAAACAGACGATCAACCAAAACCAATACAACTTACTGATGAGGAAAAGGTTGTGATGCTAAGAGCTCTTGAAAGACACAGAAAGGAGAACAAAATTAATGAAACTAGAATGGAAAACAGAAAAACGGAAGATTAATGAATTAATCCTGTATACACACAATCCGAGACAGTTGACAAAAAAACAAGCAAAAGATTTAAAAAACTCTCTGGAAAAATTCAATGTGGTTGAAATACCAGCAATTAATGCCGATAATACAATGTAACTTACGACATTGCAACGATGAAGAAAATAATAAAAAAAAAGATTGCAAAACAATAAAAACTGCGGTATAATATAGATGTCGGAAACAACCCAAGAAGGAGGACTAATGGAACCTATGACAATTTGTATGAAATGTAAAAATTTTCTACAGAAGGACCTTAAACCGCTGATACAATATCTTTATTTTTGTGGAGCCATTACAAATAAACAGATAACAAATATGTATACCGGAAAACAAGAGTATCAAGGCGGGAATAAACATCCATTTTGTTTCATAGTTAATGATGGGAATTGCAAACATTTTGAAGGAAAATAAAAACGGGGCACAAGGCCCCACAATGACAAAGTCATCCATCTCCACTGATGTGGATTATTATTAATATAATATATTATTATCTAAAAGGAGGATTTATGAAGTATTTAATCTCAATTTTATTACTAGTTGCATGTCAATATCCAACAACAGTTGTGCAGGAAATTGTTGAAGTACCAGTTGAAAAAGATTATATGAATATTATTATTAACAATCAAGATCATCGGACAAAAGCCAGATTTGAAGAGAATTTGATTCGGTTTGGCCCGTTACAGGATACGCTGTATTTACATTATCTTGATCGCAAAACTGTTACAATATATGCGAATTATACGAAAATAATAAACGGTCAATTTATACCGTTACTTGATACGATGATTACAAGCAAAGACACATTATGGATTCTTAGATAGTGGGGTTATGTATGGGTATTCTGAAATTATGCAAAAAATACAAAGGTACATGAAAAAATTGCTGAAAACTTCAGTTAAAAAATATAATCAATGGCAAGAAAAAAACCGGAATATAGAGATTGACCTCAGAAGAGCCAATCTTGAGGGAGCCAACCTCAAAGGAGCCAACCTTGAGGAAGCCGACTTCAGACTAGCCAACCTCAGAGGAACTAATCTTGAGGGAGCCAACCTCAAAGGAGCCAATCTTGAGGGAGCCAACCTCAAAGGAGCCGACTTCAGAGGAACCGACTTCAGACTAGCCAACCTCAGAGGAACTAATCTTGAGGGAGCCGACCTCAGGAGAGCCGACTTCAGACTAGCCGATATCGAAGAAGCCGACCTCAGACTAGTCGATATCGAAGGAGCCGACTTCAAAGGAGCCAACCTTGAGGGAGCCAACCTCAAAGGAGCCATTCTTGAGGAAGCTGACCTCAGAAGAGCCAATCTTGAGGGAGTAAAAGGTATA